CTGCCTGGCCTGCTGTAGATAAAAGAGGCACAACTCATTCTGAAGAGGCTAGACGTAAGATAAGTAAAACAAAGCAAGGCGCAACTCTTTCTGAAGAACACAAACGAAAAATCAGTGAATCTTTGAAAGGTAATACGCGTAGCTTGGGCAAAAAGTTATCAAAAGAACATCGCCACAAAATAAGTGAAGCAACCAAAGGTAGAGTAAAATCAATAGAGCACCAAAAAAATATTTGGGAATCTCGACGAAAGAATGGTAATGATAGATATGATAACGTAACTCGTCAAAAAATGTCGCAATCTAAACTAGGTAGAAAATGGTGGACTAATGGAATAGAAGATATTCTATCATTTGAATGTCCTAATAATTGGAGAAAAGGCAGAAGTAAAGCTAAAAAAAGAGCAGCTGCTAAGAAAATGAATAAATATAAAGAAGAACAACTAGCACTAGGGTAAAAGTACATGGCCGCTGCAACTATCATCTCCGAACTCGACTTTGACCAAGTAAAAAGTGATTTGAAGACATTTCTAGCCGGACAAGCGGCTTTTGCTGATTATGATTTTGAAGGTAGCAACATGTCCGTCATTTTGGACATTCTTGCTTATAATACTTTTTATAATAACTTTTATACCAATATGGCAATCAGTGAGATGTTTCTTGACTCGAGTCAGCTAAGGTCTTCAGTCATTTCACATACCAAAGAGCTGAATTATCTTCCACGTTCTTATAGATCTTCTTCAGCAACAATAAATATTTCGTTTTCGCCTAATGATACACCAGCATCTATCACGATTCCAAAATATACAAAATTTACGACAACTATTGACGGTAAGAGCTATACTTTTTCGACTGACGAAGTTTATGTTGTTACTCCCAACGAAGGTGACTATTCAGTTTCCGATGTAACAGTATATGAAGGTAGAATTGTCAAAGAATATTTTGACGTAGCTTCTGGTGTAAAATATGTTCTTTCAAATAAACAGCTTGATACTAATAGTATTGAAGTTGTTATTTATGATTCAAGTGCTGCTGGTGCCGATTCAAATACGTACACTTATAAAGCAAATCTCTTTGGTGTTGCTCAGACTGATAAAGTATTCTATCTTCAAGGCGCAAAAGAAGAACAATATGAAATTTATTTTGGTCAAGATTCATTTGGAAGAGAACCTACAACTGGTGAAGTAATTGAGGTTACGTATAGAGTAGCAACTGGTCCTAATAGTGATGGTGCAGCAACATTTTCTGCAGCATCTACAATTGAAGGCTATACTGCAACAGTTACGACTTCAGGTAATTCAGAAGGTGGTGCAGTACAAGAAACAATTTCTTCGATAAAATATTTTGCTCCAAAGTCCATTCAAATTCAAGATAGATCAGTAACAGAGTCTGATTATGTCAATCTTCTCAAAAGTAACTTTTCCGAAATTCAAAGCGTATCAGTGTATGGCGGAGAAAGAGTAGATCCTCCAAGATATGGTCGAGTGATTGTATCGGTTGATATCCAAAATAGTGATGGTATTTCGGAGAATCTCAAAGAAAAATATCGAAAATTTCTTACAGATCGTTCACCTTTAGCAATCAATCCTATTATTGAAGAACCAAAATTTGTTTATGTTGTTATTGATTCAACCGTACACTACAATACAAATATTACATCAAAATCCGCAAATGAAATTGAATCGCTCGTAAGAACTGCGCTTACTTCTTATTCTTCGACATATTTAGCTGACTTTGATAAAAACGTAAGACATTCAAGGCTTGTAAGAGCAATTGATGATTGTGATATTTCAATTATTGGTAATGATACTGAAATAAAGATGTACGCTTACATTGTGCCAACTTTGAGCACTAATAGCAATTTTACAATTGAATTCCGTAACAAAATTTTTATTGAACATCCATTCAGTATTGATGATGATGTAGAATTGAATCGACCAGGCATCAAATCCAGTTTGTTTACTTATAATGGTGATTCGGCATATTTACAGGATAATAGTGCAGGTGTTCTTCAGATTCTTACAAATACAGCTGCCGGTGCCTTTATTCTTAATGATAATATTGGTACAGTAGATTACACAACTGGAAAAGTGATTATTCGTAATCTCAATGTTTCGGCATATACGGGAAGTGGAATCAAGATCTACGCTAAACCCGATTCACAAGATATTCTTGGACCTTTTGACCGCATCATTTCAATTGATGATTCTGATATCACATTGACAGTAAAGGCTTCAACTGACTAATGGATAATTTATCAAAAACTATTTCAGAATATATTGAGCAGCAATTTCCGGCTGTTTATAGAGAAGATGGAGATAATCTTGTAGCTTTTATTGAAGCTTATTTTGAATTTCTTGAGAATGACACTTATAGCTCTACTACACTTGCAAGAAGCATGTTTGATCATGGAGATATTGATAGAACTCTTGATGCATTTCTTTATCATTTCAATTTGAAATATCTCAGTGAATTTCCATACGTGAAAACTGTCGATAATAGATTTGCAATCAAACATATCATGGACTTTTATCGATCAAAAGGTTCTCCAAGATCAGCTGAACTTCTTATTCGGTTTCTTTTCAATTCAGAAGCAAGTGTTTATTTTCCAGCTGATGATATTTTTCGTCTTTCTGATAGTAAATGGTTTATTCCAAGATATTTAGAAGTTACACGATCAAGTAGAACGCAATCATTTGTAGATTCTCAAATCACAGGTTCCGTTTCTGGTGCAACAGCATTTGCTGAAGGAGTGATTACAAAAAGAATCAATGGCCGAATGATTGATATCGTTTTTATTAGTAATCTCAAAGGTAACTTTCTAACTGGTGAATTCGTTACTAACGATTCTATTTTAGATGATGCACCTCAAATCATTGGTTCTCTCTCTTCTCTTACTATTACATCTGGAGGAAATGGTAACCAGATTGGTGATGTATTCAATGTGATTTCTAATGATGGACTTCAAGGAAAAGTTCGTCTCACAGAACTTGTAAGTGAAACAGGTAAAATAACGTTTTCAATCACCGATGGTGGTTCTGGTTATACACTTGATGCAAATACTATAGTCTATGTGGCTGATGCGATGATCGGTGGTAATAACACAAATGAAGACTTCAATCTCTATGAACCTGTTCAGCAAAAAAGAGTAACACTTAATCTACAGACTGCAAATTCTCTTAATGAAGAATATGTGGCAAATAGTGTTGTTGGAGACACTTTAGAAGGCGTCGATTCAAGTAACACATATGTTGCTACTGGTGTGATATACTCATTTGCCAATACTGATATTGGAGGAAATACTGTTACTACTGCATCAGAATATTCAAAAATTGAAATTGTTGTAACTGATGGAAGCTTTATGCCTCGATATTCAGTTGATTTTGCGAGCGCGAATGTTGAATTTATTTCCGACGAAACTGTAACAGAAGAATCAGCAATTACGATTGAACTTGGAAATATATCTGGTACATTTTCAAATAATGATTCTGTAGCTGTTTATGTTTATTCTGATCCATCAGAAGTTGGTAGTGATACTGTTGTTACGAATTATTCAAAAGGTACTGTTCTAGAAGCTAATGCTACTCATTTAACTTTGGTTGATGCTTGGGGCGATTTCTCAGAAGGTGAAACAATTGGTGTCTATGCTGCAAATGGTACTGCTACTGCTTCAGCAAATATTGTTTCATCAACTGTAACATCTGGTGGTGCTGTTGGAACAATTATATCAAAGACAGATTCAAATACTTGGGTTATTGAATTAAGTTCTGGAACACTCGATGTTGGAAATAAAGTAAGAGGTAATACTTCAAAAGTTGAAGACACAATATCAACAATAACTGAGACTGGTGTTACAACAGTATGGCTTAATGGTAATAATAGTTTTACAGGCGTCAAATCGTCTGTTTCAAACACTGGAGTTTCTGGCACACTTATGGGCCAAAATACCTCGGTGATTGGCATTTATGCAAATACTGGTGAATTTTATTACACAGAAGGAGCTGGATTTACAATAGAAACTGTTAGAGATGCAAATAATATCTCTATGGTTATGACTGCTCTTTATACTGGTGAGAATGCAGATATTACTGTTGCTTCTCTTTCTGATATTGAATACATTAATCTCAATACCGACAATATTTCTGATACCAATATTGTTGGTCAATTGTTTACTAATATCAATGCTGATGCTTCAAATTCTGGTGTTGGTTATTTAGCAAGTGTTTCAGTTGTTGGTGGTGGATCAGGTTATTCAAATGGCCAATACACTCTTGCTGGAGGTGGATCGGCAAACGGAAATCCAGTAATCGATGCTGTTGTAACGATTGGAACAGATGGTGGTGGCACAATCACATCTGTTACTGTTGATAATCCTGGTGAAGGATATTATCAAGAACCAACACTTACTTTATCACCAGGTTCTAGTGCAAGTCTTACTCTGAATATGGTTTACGGATATGGTTATCCAAAGAATCCATATGGTGACGCAAATACTGCTCTTGAAGACTTATTTACATTTGCAAATACTCAGATTGGTTCAGTTGATTCAATTACTACAAATCCAGGTACTAATTATAATATTGCACCATTTACTTCTATTTACAATGAACTTATTGCTGGTTATAATTATCAAGATACTCGATTAGATATTACAATTTCTTCAGGCTCATTTGCAGTTGGAGAAAATCTACTTTTGGATGGTAATATCATGGGTGAAGTTCGAACAGCAAATTCAACAGTCATCTTCTTGAAAAGAACTATATTCGAACCTGATTGGTCAGCAAATACAACTATTCTTGGTGAAACGACTGGTGCTACTGCCACAATCAATCTTCGAGCTGCTGATACAACTTCTTCTCCAATGGGAGATAATGCAATCATAGACAAATCAGTAGCAACAGAAACTGGTAGTGCTGGTGCTGTTGCCATTGTCGATTCAGGGTATGGTTATTTAGATGGTAGTACAGTTACTCTTACAAAAACTGGATCTGAAGATATCATAGCCACGGCATTTACCGGACAACAAGGTATTGGAAGTGGTTACTGGACAACAACAAGAAGTCATTTAAGTGATACGTCTCGTCTTCATGACAATAAATACTATCAAGAATACTCATATGAGATTCAAAGTGATATATCTTTGAATAAATATAGAGATATAGCCGGCAAAGTACTACACGTAGCTGGCACTAAGCTCTTTGGTGCTGTTATAAAGAATACGAAGATTGACATGAATCAGACATCAATTGGTTCAACAGTAGAAGCTCAAGATGATTTTGCTGATGCTTTTATTATGACAGTCACTACTAACGCAGCATCTCAGACATTTGCAATACCTACTCAAGATGTTGGTACTTTTGATGCTATAATTGATTGGGGTGATGGTAAAGCTCCATCAACTATTACATCATACGATGATGCTGGTTTGACTCATGTATATGATGTCCCAGGCGAACATCAGATTCGCATCACCGGCACATTCCCTTATGTTCGTTTCAGGGATAGTGGTTATGAAGGTATGGTTACTTCAGTTGAAAATCTTGGTGATGTTGGTTGGATCAGTTTTGAGAATTCGTTCTATAACTGTTCAAATATGACTTCGTTCACCGGTGGTACAACGGACACTTCTTTTGTTACTACTATGTATGCTATGTTCTACAACTGCTCTGGGTTAACAACTCTTGATGTTAGTAGTTTCGACACTTCTTCTGTTACTGATATGCGTAGTATGTTCTATAACTGCTCTGGAGTAACAACTCTTGATGTTAGTAGCTTCAACACTTCTTCTGTTACTACTATGTATTCTATGTTCAATCGATGCTCTGGAGTAACAACTCTCGATGTAAGCGGATTCAACACTTCTTCTGTTACTACTATGTATGCTATGTTCAATCAATGCTCTGGATTAACAGACATCATCGGTGTAGATGCCTTTGACATCAGTGGGCTCAACACCGTTACTAGCCTCACCTTCTTCGCAACTAATGTTACTCTCCCAACATCCCGCTATGATGCACTGTTGATAGCATGGGAGGCACAAGACCCGTTTGACAGCATGGCGCCAAACTTTGGTGGTTCAAAATATACTGGTGGCGGGGCAGCTGCTACGGCTCGCTCAACTCTAACAACTCGTGACAACTGGACGATCACTGATGGAGGTATAGCATAATGGCACATGAGATAACACAAACTTATCCAGGATTTTTCATTATAGATAGTCATGCAGTTGAGTTGGTCCCAGGGCAAGTAGTTTCCTATCGAAATGACGCAGCAGTTCAAACATTTAATACGGCAGAGGAAATGCGAACTGCTCATCAACTTCAATTCCCAGATCAATATGTAGTTGATTTGGCGAATACGGTTTATGATGAATATATTGTATAAATATAGAAATAGAGGTGGCAAAGTACTACACGTAGCTGGTACTGAGCTCTTTGATGCTGTTATTAAGAATACGAAGATTGATGTGATTCAGACAGCAATTGGTTCAACTGTAGAAATAGAATAAGGTATATGTAAGTGGCCACAAAAATCGCTACAAATAAATTTCGTGTGCACAGTGTTAATAAGTTTATTGATTCGGTGCAGAGTACAACTAATAGCAACAGCTATTATGTCTTTGCAGCTCGAGCAAATGTATTTGATAATGAAGCATCACCTCCAGCAGTCACCGATTCAATTGATGAAATTCACTACAACATTTATGACGAGATGCTCTTCGGAAAGAGAGTAGCAAACAATGATGTGACAGCAATGATTCGAAGAGTTGATTGGCAGTCGGGAAATACGTTTACTCAATGGACTGACACACTTACTTCTCTCGATGAGAAAAATTTCTATTGTGTTTCTCAAGAAGGTGCTAACTATTACGTCTTCAAATGTTTAGATAATAACAATAATACTTCAGCTAATGACCAACCTTTATTTTCCGAAACTTCTGCCGAAGATTCTTTTTATCAAACAAATGATGGTTATGTTTGGAAATACATGTATACGATTAGTTCATCAAACTGGTCAAAATTTGCTACAAGCTCGTATGTTCCAGTAATAATTGATTCTGATGTTACTGCAAATGCTGTATCAGGAACAATTGATCTTATCAATCTGAATAGTGGAGGTCTTCGTTATGATGCATATGCAAATGGAACGATTCTTGTTGCTGCTGTAGGCGGCGATACAACAAAATTCAATCTTGCAACTGGGACACAAACTCTTTCAAATTCTTCGGATTTTTATAATACGAGCGTGATTTATATTCGTTCTGGTACAGGAGCAGGGCAAGTTCGAACGATTGATGACTATACTGTGTCTGGTTCGACCTATCAGATAACTGTCAATACCGCATTTACTACTCTTCCAGACATTACCTCTGTTTTTGAGATTCGTCCTCAAATTGCTATTAGTGGTGATGGTACTGGCGCATTAGCCATTGCAAATATTAATACTTCGGCTAACTCTATTTCTAAGATCGAAATGATCAATGTTGGTTCTGGTTATAGTTATGCTAATATTACAATCTCAAGTAATACAACCGAAATAATTACTGCAGCAAATCTTACTCCTATTATTTCTCCATTTGGCGGTCATGGGTCTGATGTAAAGAATGAGCTTATTGCTAAGTATGTTGGAATTAGCGCGACATTTGCAAATAATGAATCAGGTACTATTCCAACAACAAATGATTATCGTAAAATTGGATTACTAAAAGATCCTCTTTTTGCGAATGTTGCAATAAATCTTACTCAATCAGTTGCTTCTTCTTTTGTTGATGGAGAAACTGTGATTCAGTATGTTCCTCAAGCATCAAACACATTGATTCGTTCTTTTAATTACACCTTGGCAAGATATCAAACACTTGGTATTGAATCTAATACTGGATTTTCTGTAAGTGATAGTATCTCATTTGAAGATAAATCTGGTACTGTACTTGAAGCAAATACTTCTGAAATGAAAATTCGTCTTGATGCTGATTCTTCGATATTTGCAACTTCTGATAAGATTGGCGATGGAACAATTACGCGCACAATTTCTTCTGTATCACAAGCAAATCCAGCTACTGTAGTGACTTCAAATGCTCATGGTATCTCAAATGCCTCTTCTATTGTTTTTTATGGTCTTGATGGAACAGCATTAGATTATGACTCAGCACCTACAACGTATTATGCTCGTGTTACAAATACAACAGCTTTTCAAGTCTATACCGATTCTGGACTGAGTACAACATTTGATAACTCTGCCAACACTGCAGCAACGACTGGTTATGTAACAATTGGATCAGCTGTGACAAATGTTACATCAGCAGCGTATACGCACACGGGCCTGAATGATCCTATTGAAGGTTATGATGATGCTGGTAATCGTTTTGGAATGATTCCAAGCACTGGTACAGATTTACCATTGACTATGTTGGCATACTATAATGGTTCCTCAGTAGCATTTACTCAAAATACAACAGCATTTACTCTTACTGGGAAAACGCTTGCTCCTGCTTCTGACACAGCAAAGGCAGAAATTTACACGTCAGTAGAAGCTCCATTGACTGCTGATTATGTTGGGAGAAGTTCTGGTATTATTTCTTCAAGAAGTGGTAAAACACTTCAAGTTGCAAATGTAAGTGGTACTTTTGAGACTGATTTTGTTCTAAAAGGATTGACTTCTGGTACTGAAGCAACAATTGATACTCTTGGAAGCTCTTTCAATACTTTCAATCAAACAACTCAGATCACTGCTCAGATTATTTCAACCGGTGATTCAGGTGGTGGTATTGCTAATACAGGGTTTGTTCTTGATGATCCAGTAACACACTCAAATGGTGCTACTGGTCGAATCTTTGCAATCTCAAATACAATTACAAGGGCAATTTCTTCTGTATCAATAGCGGCAAATACAATCATTACAACATCCAGCGCTCATGGGTATGCTAATGGCCAGAGTGTTACATTCACAGGGCTCAATGGGTCTGCTATAAACTCAGCAAACACTTATTGGCTTCAGACAGTAAATAGTACCGCATTTTATCTATACAATGATGTTGCTCTTTCTACACCGTTTGATAACTCAGCAAATAGCGCAGCGAATACTGGAATCGTGATGAGTAGCGGTATTGGAAGTACTGGAAATAGTTCTTTCCGTACTTTCTATATAAATAATATTGAAGGTGATTTTACTGATTCTGGGACATTTATGTCAGATACAACATCGGCCACAGTTTCGATTACAGAGTCTATCGCACCAGATCTTGTTGATAATACAGGTGAAATATTATACTTAGAAAACGTGATTGCAATCGAAAGAGCTAATGATCAGAGTGAGAAAATAAAGATAATCTTCGAATACTAAAATGACAAAAAGAATTGCTTAAGGAATACTAAAACCAATGGCCATTAACACAATCCTGAACCAAGATCCGTATTTTGACGATTACACTGTCGACAAAGACTTCCATCGTGTTCTGTTCCGCCCGGCCGTAGCTGTTCAGACAAGGGAAATCAATCAGCTACAAGCGATTCTTCAAAACCAAATTGAGCAGTTCGGCAACAACATTGTGAAAAATGGAAGTATAGTCAAGGGTTGTAACTTCACGTATATCGACAGTTTTCCTTTTGTAAAGATCCTTGATCTTGATACAGATTCAGAAAATGTGCTCATGAGTAACTATGTTGGTCTTCGGGCTGTTGGTCTTTCAACTGGCGTGGAAGCATATGTTGTAACTGTAAAGACGGGTTTGCAATCTCAAACGCCAAACCTAAACACTCTTTATGTTCGATATCTAAACAGTTCTGGATCAGACAAGACATTCTCGTCAACGGAAAATATTCGTCTTGAGAACTTCTCAACTGGTGCTGTTGTTGCAACTGTGACAGCTGCAGGTACAGTAGGCACGGCGATTGGCAATGGTGTTGGTCTCAAAGTCAGTGATGGTTTCATTTATCAGAAGGGTCACTTCATTCGCGCTGCAGAGCAGATTGTTGTTGTAGAAAGATATTCAACAAGTCCTGATGGTATCGCTGTTGGGTTTACAATCAATGAAGAACTTATTACTTCTACTGCTGATACAACTCTTTTAGATAATGCAGAGGGATTCAACAACGAAAATGCTCCAGGTGCACATCGACTGAAGTTGACACCAACGCTCGAGACAAAGACTGTCGCAGCTGCAAATGCTGATGAAGACTTCTTTACTCTTGTTGAATACCAAAATGGCAGCGCCGTTCGTCGAAAAGAGAAAACACAATATTCCGTTCTTGGTGAGGAATTTGCTAGAAGAACATCAGAGGAATCTGGTGATTATGTTGTCAATCGTTTCCCTTTGAATGTTGAAGCTGGTAGCAATGCAAACACGCTGAATGTGAGAGTTGGTGCTGGAATCGCCTATGTCGATGGATTCAGAGTTCAGACACACGCTCCAATCGAAACGGAGATTGATGTTTCGGGCGATTTTGTTTCAGTTACTCAACAGAATGTCACAACTGCTCTTGGTCACTATATTATTGTTGATGAGTTCTTTGGTGATGTGAGATTTGATCAGCTACAGTCTGTCGATTTGTACGATCAAGTTCAGTTGGCTGCTACTGCTAATACTGTCGTCGTTCCTGCTTCTGCAAATGGTACAATCATCGGTACAGCAAAGGCACGTGGTATTGAGTATCATAGTGGAGATGTTGGCCAACCAGATTGTCAATATCGTCTATATCTATTTGATATTCAGATGGCCAATACCTCTGTAACATTTGAAGATACAAAGTCGTTTGTATATGATGGTACAAGAGATGGTTCGGGTGATGTTGTTTTAGATGGTGGGAAAGCTAAGATCAAAGACTTCTCTTTCAAGAAAAGCTTCTGGGATATTGGTAAAGACGCTGTCAAAACAATCAGCTCATCAGATTATGTGTACAGAACATACTCAACAATAACAGTTACTAGTGGTGGTGGAACGGTTAATGTTCCAACGGATGGTGTATTTCCGTATAGTGACGGAGCTTTGACAACTGCACAGAAAACAAACGATCTTGTTGTTGTTGATGCAAATGGTCTTCCTGTCAATCTCGACGGTGTAACAGTCACAATCGGTGCGTCTGGTACTACAATGACATTTGCCAGTCTTCCACTAGATGGTACGACTGCAGTTGCATATAATGTCAAGCGCACTGCTAATCTGAGAAAAACAAAAGACTCTAAAACTGTGTATGTGAAGATTGACGTTGATAACAATCCTGGTGGAACAACGGGTACATGGTCACTTGGTCTTCCCGATGTGTATCAGCTTGTGAGTGTTTACCAAGGTTCTACATCGGGTGTTTCTGAGTCGGATACAGACGTCACATCTAGTTTTAGATTGTATCCAAATCAAAGAGATGCATTTTATGATTTGTCATATGTGAAAAAGTCAAGATCGTATACAGTTTCTGCGGGTGAATGGTATCTGTTCAAAGTCAAGGTGTTCCAAGAGTCTGGTTCAGGCCTCTGCTTTGCATGTGCTGATAGTTATGCAAGCCTCCCTACAACACCAATTGACTATCAAGATATTCCAACATACACATCAGAGTCGGGAATCAAGTATGATCTGAGAGATGTTCTCGATTTTAGACCACAATGTTCAAATACAGTTGTGTATTCAACAACTGTTGGATTAGCTAATACAGCCAATGTCTCTGTTGGTACTGCTCCCACGTTTGCTGCTTCTGAGGCTTATACTCCAGCACCAAATGAAAATGCTGAAATAAACTATGACTATTATCTCGGCCGCATTGACAAATTGATTGTCGATAGTGCTGGTTTGTTTAAATTGATTACAGGAGAACCATCAGAAAATCCTATTCCTCCATCTGATCCGTCGAAGGGACTTGTTCTTGCGAAAGTGACAATTCCTCCTTATCCAGCTTTGACACCACTCGTTGCATCAAGGGCCAACAAAGATCTGTATGGTGTAAAAATTATTCCTAATACGAATAATAAAGGCTATACAATGAGAGATATTGGTGCTCTCGACAGAAGAATTACCAACCTAGAATATTACACATCGTTAAATGCTCTCGAGACATCAGCAAAAGATAAGGCTATTGTTGATGCAAATGGTCTTGATCGATTCAAAAATGGTATCTTTGTTGATAATTTTACTGATTTGTATTCTGCTGATGTGAAGAATTCTGAATTTGCTGCTTCTATTAATCCTTCGTTTAGAGAAGGTCAGCCGAAATTCCGTCAATTTGACGTAGATCTTAAAGTTGCAAACGTCTCATCTGTAACTAATTTTGGTAAACTTGCAACAATTTCAAAATCGGACGTTGCATTTATCACACAACCATATGCTACAAAAACTCGCAATGCTGTACAAGATTTCTATCAATACACTGGAAAGATGTTCATTTTCCCTGATTATGATAGTGGATACGATGTAACTAAAGCGCCCGATTTCAATATTGAACTAGATCTCGCTCAACCATTCATTGATTTTGCTGAGGCTATCAATGAATTTGTTCCCTTGCAACAAGTTGATGTTGATGTTGCAAGAACAAGACGGTCAAGAGTAATTGACCAAGGTCAAACACTTGAAACGACAACAACTACAACAACTACAACAACTACAACTAGTTTGAATATTGAATCAAATCAGACACAAAGTCCTGTTGGTGAATTTGTCACGGATGTTCGTTTCAATCCATTCATGAGATCGAGAGATATCAGGATTCTTGTACATGGCTTGAGACCAAGTACAACTTTCTATTTCTATTTTGATGGTCAATCAGTTGCGAGTAATGTAGCACAAGCAGTTGCTATAGATGGTAATGGTGATGATGTTGCTAATTTTAGACGTTCTTCAACATATGGTGCAACAATTACAAGTGATTCAAACGGAACTCTGAGAGCAATCTTCAAAATTCCAAGTGAAACATTTTTTGTCGGTGAGAGAATTCTTGAGATCATGGACGTCTCAAGCTATTCAGACAAAAGCTCTGCTATCAGTAAAGCACAGCAGACCTACAACGCTTTCAACTATTCTGTCGAAAAGACCAACCTTGGGGTATCTGTAAGGCAGCCAAATATCGGCGTTGATTCTTCGACAACAGTTAGTCGTTCTGTTGATATTAGAGAAATAGCGCTCGCCGGCGTCGCCGATGGCGGCGCTGACGGTGATCCAATAGCGCAAACATTCTATATTAAGAGTAGTATGTGTTCAGGCGACAACGTTCTTTATGCAACGAAGATCGATCTTTATTTCAAGGAGAAATCAGATACTGCTGGATTTACATTTGAAATTCGTGAAGTTAAAAGTGGTTTTATTACAAATAAGATACTCCCATTCTCTACCGTTCACGTTCTTTCTTCAGCAGTTAATGCAAACACCACAGCAGCAGAAGCAACAACAGTAACATTTGATGGTCCTGTTGCACTGGAAGCAGAAAAAGAGTATGCATTTGTTATAAGACCTGATGGTAACGATCCTGATTATCTGATCTGGATTGCAAAAACTGGTGAGACTGATGTTCTCAACAATATTGCTATTACACAGGATGCGAACGATGGTACACTGTTTACTTCAACAAACGATAGGACTTGGACGCCATATCAAGATGAGAATGCTAAATTTACTCTGTATAGGGCAAACTTCTCAGCAACAAGTGGTACAGTCACATTCACCAATAAAGACTCGGAGTACTTCTCTGTCAACACAGTCTCAGGCACTTTCACAAATGGAGAGTATGTATTTATTGATGCGGCTAATAATAGTGGTACTGTTGCTATTACCGCTGGTAATAATACTATTCTTGGGACTAGTACCGACTTTACTGGTGACTATACTGTTGGCGATTTTGTTGTTGTAAAAGCAAACACAACTGTCAGTGATGTTTTGGAGATTAAGTCTATTACATCAAATACAGAAATGGAAGTTTATGATCCACCCAAGTACTCAAACACTGCAACAGCTCACTTCAAAACTATCACGGGTAAGGTTGCTCTATTTGATAACACCTCACCAGCGATTCTTTACCTCGATGACTCGTCGGCAGCAACAGGAGCTGGAAACTATTTTGTTGCAAACACTTCATTGACAGGTGCTGAGAGTGGAGCGACGTGTACAATTGAGAGTGTTGATGATAAGAATGTGTCGTTTATTGCTCCAAATATTTACAAAACTAATACCTCACAAACAAAAACAACAATGAAGACTGGTGTGCCTGGTTCTCTGGCAAACACAGCATTTAATGATTACACATATTTGAATACTACAGCAACGACAATTAAGAGTCGCAGTAACGAGATTGCTGATAGTGATAGTGATCGTAGTTTTGCTTGGCAAGTTACCTTGGAGAACACATCAGGAACAACGCCAAGATACAGTTCACCTGTTATTGATGTTGATACAGCAGCTTGTAAAATATTTGAGTATATTGTTAATAATGATAATACCGATGAAGATACAACAGATGGAGCTGCAAGCAGCAAATACGTTTCCAAGATTATTTCTCTTGCAGATAGCCTTGATGCTGAAGATCTAAGAGTGTATTTGACAGCATACCAGCCACCAAATACAACAATTGAAGTGTATGCTAAATTCCTGGCATCGTCTGATGGCGAAGATTTTGTTTCGAAACCGTGGACAAAGCTAACGGCTGAGGGTTCAAATCCACGTTCTCAAAATATCAATCGCTACGACTTTAAGGAGCATCAGTTTAACCTTCCAACAGCTGCACCTGTTTCTGGAGCGGCATATTTGAATGCAAGTGACACCTTTGAATATACTACAACAAATGGTATCTTCAACAACTACAAATATTTTGCTCTTAAAATCGTTCTCTTAGGTGCTGCTCATAATGTTGTACCAAGAATTAGTGATATTCGTGCAATTGCTTTGAGTGCATAATATGAATGACCACAAGTTTGTGAGAGATGAGAGATCAAGAGCGATTATAAATACAGATGTAGATGGGCTTATTAGATATAAAGCAAAGAAGCAGAACGCTCAGAGAATAGATAAATTGGAAGAAGAAATGTCTGAAATTAAACAACTATTACTCAGTATAAACTCAAAATTGCAAGGTAACTAAGAATGGCTCTAAACTCATATGTTGGTGCAAATGTTGGACTGAATGGGGCTTCTGGCACATTTGATGCTTGGAGAATCAAGACAAACACTTTGATTTATGATATGTCAACAACAGTTGTTACATCCTCAAACACTGCAACAGTTGCAAATAGTACAAACGGATCACAGACGTCTGGTAATGTTG